ATGAAGATCACGACGACGTGGCTCCAGACACGCAAAGAGCCCCGTAATCGGCCCAAGAAGCGCTACGAGGAGACCGTGGATGGCCGCGAGGGTCTGATGGTGCGGATCTACCCGAGCGGCGCCACGAGCTTCGTATACAGGTACACGCTGCCCGGTGGCCGCGGCCGAGACTACCTGGTGCTTGGGAAGTTCGGCGCCGGCGGCCTGTCTCTGGCTGACGCCTTCGACCAGCATCATCAAGCACAGCGCGAGCGCGAGCTCGGCCTGGATCCGAAAGAGGAGCGTCGCAAGCGCAAAGACGTCGCCCAGCGCGCAAGAGACGAACGCGCCGGCACCGGTACGGTAACCGCCCTGGTCGAGCAATTCCTCCATCGTAGGATCCGAGCCGAGCGCTGGGATGAGGCCCGCGGCGCGTGGGTGAGGGATGAAAAGAACAAGACGAAGGCCCGCAAGCGCCCCCATGAGGCTGACTCCCTGCTCGGCTACAGCGACCAGGGCGCGCGAGAGCCCCTGAGAAGCAGCAGGACAAAGAAGCCGACACTGATCTCGAAGTACGGGCATCTCAACGCACGCGATCTGACCAAGCGCCAGTTAATCGCGCTGTTGGATGAGATCGTGGACCGCGGCGCGCCTGTGGCCGCCAATCGCACACAAGCGCTGCTAGTGCAGCTCTTTCGGTGGGCCTGCGCCAAAGATCTGTTGCCGGCGTCTCCCATGGTAGGTGTCGAGCGCCCGGGCGGCATTGAACGCGGCCGCGAGCGCATCTTGAATTCTGATGAGATCAAGACTTTCTGGCACAAGCTGGCCGATGCCGACATGGCAGCCTCTACCCGACTGGCGCTCAAGCTGTTACTCGTGACCGGTCAGCGCCGCGGAGAACTGACTCTCGCCAAATGGGCTCACTTTGATCTGGCCGCAAAGCTCTGGACAATCCCGGTCGAACTGCTCAAGAGCAGCCATACGAAGCGCACACCGCAGCCGCACCATGTGCCGCTTAGCCCGCTGGCCGTATCGCTGCTCGAGCAATTGCAGTCGCTGACAGCCGACGGTATCTATGTACTGCCGACTCGCGTGGATCCGACGAAGAATCTCCCGTATTCCGAAAGCGCCCTATCGCATGCCGTGCGAGTCAATGAGGAGCACTTCGGTATCCCGCATTGGACCCCGCACGATTTGCGCCGCACCGCGGCGAGCTTCATGACAATGCTCGGCACTCCTCGGCTGCACGTCGAGAAGGTCCTCAATCATTCCACCGGCGACATCGCCGAGGTATACGACCGGCACGACTATCTAGCGGAAAAGCGCGTGGCGCTCGAACGGTGGGGCGCGCACGTAACCGATATCATCACCGGCAAGAAATCCAACATCGTGCCAATGCCGAAAGCGGCCAGCGCGTGACTGCGCGCGCGCCACGGCTGCGTCGACCATTCGGCGCCGCAGCGCTCACGAGATATCGTACGCACGGGGGCGGCATTGACCTGTTCCGCGCATATCTGCAGCGACGAAAGGCCGACCGACGGAGTACGGTGGCCCGTTGCAGGGGACTTATTGCCAAGATGGAAGCAGGCCTTCCGACAGCGGAGAGCAACGCCGCTCGCGCCGAACTGATCATGCTTCACGTACTGGCCGACCTGGATCAGGTCGTCCGCGCGGTGCTGTCATTTTGCGATAAGCCAGGGGCCAAAGATGACCAGCTATCCAAGATTCGAGCCGCCCTGCGCATTGGGCGAGGCTCGTCTCCGTATGACACTGAACTCAGACGACAGCAATCGACAGCCGTTAAGCACTGGATCGCCGCATACAACCACATGCAAAAGACCGCGGCTTACCAATCTGAACGGACGATAGCATCGCAGATCGCCAAGGTCATGGGGATTGGGACCCGGACCGTCACCAGATACTGGCAACAGCTGAAAAAGCGAGAGCCCTGGCAGGCGAAGTGGGCAAAGCAAATCGCACAGTCGGCTCGGAGCGCCGAGGCCACGCTGGCATTCAAAAATCGCCAGCTCCCCAACTCTGGCCGCAAGAACAAAAAGGCCAAGCGGCGCCAGCAGCGAATCAAATTCGGCCACTAACCTTCGATGTCGCGCGAACTGAGCTTCCGCGCATAATTTGGATGACCCTCCGTCCGTTCACCCCGCACCGAAGCCCAAAAGGCCTGCGCATATTGGCTAAACACTCCAGCGGCTTCGCGCGGGTCATACGCATGGCCAACGGCAACCTTGAGCAGCAGACGCACTAGATTCGCGCTGTCTTGATAGAGTTCCTCGATCTCCTCCGCTGACGCGTCGGGAACGATCGCGGAAGCGGCGGAGAGTTCGCTCACGGCCTCCCGGTGGGCGAGCCGCGTGTGCCGCAATTTGCGGACCACCTCGAGCACGGCGTGTCGCTCTCCATCCTTGGAGTATTTCTCAATAATTGTCAGCGCCTCGCTGGCAATCCGGCCGAGCTCCCGTCTCATCGGATCAACTATAGGCAATGCGGTCTTGTCCGCTCGATCGCCGGCCAACGCATCGAGAACGGCGCTCCTCCGAAGTTGCGCAGCTACGAATTCCATCTTGAGCGTGTCACTTCGCGTATCCCAGAGTCGGACCAGCCCCAACAGCACTTCACGTCGAAGTGCAACCCGTATGACCTTGAAGGTTTGCGTCGCAAACGATGTTTCCATGCGCGCATGAAGCTGCTCGTCGAAAGCTGTCGGGCGCCACGCCTCATGGAACGCCGCCGTCTGATCGAAATCCTGGTGCGCCGCTCGAACCATTGCTCGAAGACGCGTGATGTCTTTATCGCTGAAATCCCGCACATCTGATGGCATTCGCCCAACTCCTCTCTGCTGTGCCAATGAATCCCCTTTGATTGGCACATCGAACTAAGGAATGTTCTGCCTCCATAGACGTTCCGACAAGTGCCGGAACGCAATTGGAGCAATCTATGAGCGAATCCGAGGCGGTTGACATCATTCATGACCAGCTGCTGCCGACTTCCTTCATCACGGCCGATCGCGACCTCACGGACCGCGGTCTACGCAAACAGATCTCCCGGGGCGCGTTCCCTGCACCCGATGCAAACATTGGCGGAAAGAATTTCTGGCGGGCGAGCACCTATCGCAAGTGGAAGGTAGCGGCGCTTGCCGGAGAGTTCGCCAGGGCGACACCGGTCATTGGCGCCAGACAGGCGGCGGCCTAATGACTTCTGGATCCCCACAAATGAAAACGCCACCGGGCTCACGACTTCCCGGTGGCGCCAATCTCATCTCAACAGCAGACCACCAACATGATGATCATAAATCCTTCGACGCAGCGGCCGCAAGCTAAGTCGCAACCTAGTGCTCGCTGTCGCGAGTGCGGTGGCGAACTGATCGGACACCGCGACGCCGATCACGGACGCAAATGCATGCGCTGTGCGTCAGCGCCCTCGATGATCGCGGACGCCGCGCCCCGTCTCATCCGGCAATCTGACGGACTTCCGCCTGATCCACTTTGGCGACCGCGGCGCCGCGTTACGCGAAATGCCACTCCAGCAGGCCTCAAACCGTGCGCAGAGTGTTCCGCCGAATTCACGCCTCCGCGGCTCAGTGCCAAGTTCTGCAGCGGGCGCTGTCGCCAGGCGGCGTATCGCCGGCGTCGGGTGGCTGCATGAGCGCGGACATCCTGCAATTCCGCACAGCGGCGCGCATCGCCAATTGTCGTAAGTGCGGCTCGCACTATCGGCCGCAGCCAGATGACGGTGGTCTATGCCACCCCTGCTTCTGGTGGGCGCGCGCCCTGCGTGCGATGGCTGCTGCTGATAGCGCATTTCACCAGCTGCGCGCCGGCGGCTACCGATGAGCGGCGGCTATACACCGCTGTTCCAGTCGTTGTCGACCGGCACGCTGTGCGGCAAGTGGCCAGACATCGGCCTCTGGCCGATCGTACTGTCTCTCGCAGACAAGCATGGTTTGGTCGACGTTACGGCCGCGTACATTGCGAGCGTCACGGGTCTTGGTCTCGATGAAGTGACGGCCTGCCTGAAGCGGTTCTGCGAACCGGATGCGTACAGCCGCTCGACCGAGGTGGCCGGCGCCCGCCTGGTGCTGATCGACCCGGAACACCGCGACTGGGGTTGGAAAGTCGTCAACCATGGGAAGTACCGGGAGAAGGCACGCAAGGCGGCCTATGACGCCGATCGTACCGCGAGTGGTCAAGATGCCGAGCGTAAGCGCTCCGCCCGGGCTGCTACCCGCGATAACCCGACGCGTCCCGACGCGTCCCGCGCTGTCCCGCTCTCAGACTCAGACACAGACTCAGACACAAGAAAAGACTCCCGTTCGCGGACGCGAACTGGCCCTTCGACCCGGAAGCGGCCAAGTCTCCCGAGGCCCGGCGACTTCACACTGACCGATGAGCGCCGCGCTCGGATCCAGAACAAGCTTCCAGACGCCGACTCGGAGGCCCTCTTCGACGCCTTCACTGCGCACCACGACGCTCGGGACAACAAGTTCGCCGACTGGGACCGGGCGCTCGACACGTGGATATCGAACGCTCCGCGGCTCGGATATCAGAAGCGGCGTAGCAACGCAGCCGGGGTCCAAGTCAGCCAGGAGGCGCCGCACGGTCGCGCCGCATCGGGAATGCCCTATGCGAACTGAGCGTCGCAACTGGTCGCACGAGCTGCTGGCGATCCGGCGCAACGGCACCCGCCCTGCAGGCGGAGCAGTCCTCTCCACCATGCTGCCCTACCTCGAGCACATGGCCAAGAGCGGATTCTTCGTCGGCCTGATCCGCGACGGCGAGCACTACGAGCTTGCGGCGCTCGCGGGCCTTGCGCTCATTGTCGCCGTCCATCGACCGGACGTCGCATGGATCCAGGAGCTGTGCGTCCGCATCGCGGCGGTAGCACCGTTCTGCATGATGGTCGGCAATCCTGCGAAGCGCGACCGGTGGCAATGGCCTGTGCCACATCCCCACGATCCGCTCGATGGGAGACCGTATGCAGCTCAATAGCAGCCGCTTCAGCCTCGTCAAGGACGACGGCGCGTGGCTCGAAGGCCTCGCAGGTGCCGATGGTGAATCCCGGCTGCTCACCAGCACGGGCGACATCGCGCAGAGCCTCGTCCGGCAGTTCGCGCCATCGGCAAATAATGCACTGACACTGCCGTGGCCGGAGGTGCATGACTCCGTCAGGTTCCTACCAGGCAAGACGACGATTTGGAGCGGGCCGACGTTCAGCGGCAAGACTCAATTCCTGCGCCAGCTGATGCTCTGGGCGCTTAAGAGCGGGCAGCGGGTGTTCTTCGCCAGCCTCGAGGAGGAGCCCCTCGAAGTGTTCCGGGAATTTATTGCTACCTGCGCGCATACGCGCGAACCCTCCTCGCAGTTCATCGCGGATTGCCTCGATATTTGGTGTGACCGGCTATTCGTCTTCGATAGCACGGAGATGATTGCGCCAGAACGCCTGCTCGGGCTGGTGCACTTCGCGGCGAAAAAGTACGGCATCACGCACGTAGTAATCGACTCGCTGATGCGCCTGGCGATTGCGGCCGACGACTACGAAGGCCAGCGCCAGATGGGCAACCTCATCTCGCGCGTCGCGCGCCTCGCCGGTGTGCACATCCACCTGGTCGCGCACCCGCGCAAGACCCTCAACAGCCGTCAGTCGATGGACTTGTACGACATCCGCGGCGCGCAGGATCTGGTTGCCCAGGCCGACAGCGTCGTGACGCTCGAGCGCAAACACGGCGACGACCGCCAGTGGGATGCAGAACTGACCATCTGGAAGCAGCGCGGGGATATCAACTGGATCGGGTGCATACGCCTGCACTACGACCGACCCTCCCGTCAGCTGAAGTACCGCGCGATCGACCCGCCGATGCGCTTCATCCCTGACCAGGCTTACGAACAATGATCACACGACAACTTTCGGAGCACCCATGCAACCAATAGCTAATACCGACCGCGCGATCGTTTTCAGAACCGCCGCGGGCCTACTCACTATCCCAAAAGTGCTGACGCCAAATGGCCTGCATAGCATCAATTCCGCGATCAACCGTGTCCTCGACCAAGTGGTCAAGCTGCACGATTCCGCGGCGGCGACGGCGCCCACTAGCGTGGAGGAGCTGCGTGCTCCGCTGAAAAGCGCTCGCGCCAGCGTCGTGAATCTCACGAGCGACATTCAGATGATGCGGAAGCAAGGTGCGGCCGCTGATCAAATTCGATATGCCGAATTGGCACAGAAGCAGCTGCTCGAAAACCTCGAGAAGCTGCAGACGAACCTGAAACTTTGGCCGGAATGAACGCCAGCAAGACTCTTACAGGAAAATCACATGACGCAAATTACTAGCGCAGATCTCTTCGATCACAGTGCCACGAGGCTTGCAGACCCGTGGTCCCTTTGCGCCTACATCCGCGCCACTCAAGCAGTGGGAAGCCTATTCCCGACGCTCGTACCGAAGAATCGCGAAGTCCTCGAGAGCATCTTCCCTGCGTTCTCGCCCAAGGCCCGCGAAGCCCTGTCGCAACTGTTTCCCATATTTCCCAGGAGATGAATCGTGACTGACAAGCCCCCGAAAGTGACCATCCACGAGAACACACCAACGCAGCAAGCGCTTGCTAAAGCGGCTGCAACGTTCGAGGTCGTCGACGCGCGCGGCCGACGGTTCACACTGAGGAAACCGACCGTGCTGTCGCAATACCGACTGATCGAAGCACTCCAGGAGAGCGCAGAGAACCGGGTTTATATGGGCATGGTATTGCCGCTGATCTATGTTACCGCGATAAATGGGGAGCCGGAGTCGGTGCCCTTTACGAAGATACAAGTCGAAGCGCTGATCCAGCGCCTTGACGAAGACGGCATCAATGCGGTGATGGCCGGCGTGCAGGAGCATTTCGGGGCCCAGAACGCCCAGGAGGACCAGACCACCGCAAAAAACTGACACAGGCGCCGTCGATCAGGGCATCGCTGTGGCTCATCAAGAACGGCATACCCTTCGACGTCGCCTTCGGCGTGGACGATGCCACACGCACGGCCTGGTGCATCATGTTTTCTGAAATGGAAAGCGGCCGGAGATTCAACTGGCACACGCTTGAGTTCGAGGAGGATAAGTGACGATTGAGTTTGACAGCATGTCGGCGCTCGCGACGCACCTGGCGGGAGCCGTCGTTGCCGATATCGAGGTGGCGAACCGACATTCGCTCACTGCGGCAGCGAAGATCCTGAAGGACGACATGCGCAAGCAGATCGGCCAGTACCAGGATGCGCTCGGAGACTATCCGGCCTGGGAGCCGTTGGCGGAAAGCACCGAAGACGAGAAAGCGCGCATCGGCGCGCCGGCCGAGGCCCCGCTCGAGCGGTTCGGTGATCTTGAGAAGAGCTTTCGCAGCGAGCTCGTCGGTGACAACGAAGCGATCATCGGGTCGACGGATCCGGTGATGGAGTTCCACGAGTTCGGGACGACAAAGATGCCGCCGCGCCCGGTGGTAGGCCCCGCGCTGCTGCGCAATGTCGATGCCATCGAGAAGCTGATCGGCGCCGAAGCGCACGCCGTCATATGCGGGCAGCGGCTCGGATATCGATTCTCGAAGGAAACTGGTATCGGACCGATCGGCGGCGAGCCCAGCGATTCTTAGGTCACGTGAGTAGCAGTAGGAGCGCAACGCATGCCCAGAACGCGACGCCACCCCAGATCAGGAACATCAGCCAGGAGAACAGCATCCATTTCAGCGCCACGTCGAGCCAGCTCGGGGAACTCGCCCCGTACACCCGGCGCGGCATGCGCGGGTATTGGATGAAGCGGAAATGATCGGCGCCCCATTCGTGCGCCCGCCTGAGGAGTAAGGACGATGTCATTCGACTATTCTGTAGCAATCAAGCTGACAGTCGCAAATCTTGCGAGCCAGGGCCTACGCCTGCTCGCCGGCGACCTGTTCGTGGCCAGCAAAGCCGCCGACAATCTCAAGGGTAAGCTCTCAGCCCTGAAGCTCGTCGCCGTCGGCTACGGCATGGAGAAGATCGGCTCGGGGATCCTCGGCTTCCTGGAGAAGTCCGTCGATGCGAGCAAGGAGTACACCCGCCAGCTGTCGCTGATGAACGCTGCCGGCATGACGCAGAAGGACATCGCAGAAGCCACCGCGGCGGCCTGGAAGACTTCGCGGGATGTCATTACCAGCACCGCGGCCGACAATTTGAAGTCGATCCGAGAGCTGCGCACCGTGCTGGGCCCCGATCGCCTGAATGAGACCTACGGGATCCTGCCGACAGTGCAGCGAATCAAGGCGACGCTCGAGGCTCTCACCGGAAAAGCGCAGGACAACGTCGCCTTCGAGGTCGTGAAGGCCGTTGACCTTCGCACGAGCGGCCTGATGTCGGGTGCATCGCTGCAGCGTAATGCAGACCTCATGGGCCGCACGCTCATGGGGATGGGCGGCACGCTCGACGTTCACGATTACCTGATGACCCTCAAATACGCCAAGAACAGCGCGCTTAGCTGGAGCGATGAATTTACCTACGACTACCTGCCGACGCTGATGCAGGAAGTGAAAGCCGGCTCCGGAATGATGGGCAATACCTCGACGGCGGGGACCGCTCTGAGGGCGCTGTCGAAGGTGATTGTGCAGGGCGTGATACCCAAGTCCGCGATTCCAGTGTGGGAGGAGATGGGCCTCATCAAGCCGAGCGATGTCGTGAGAAATGCCACGGGGACCTGGCAGATTCGACCCGGGGGCGTCGCGGGTGCGCAGCTCGAGTCGGAGAATCCGCTCAAGTGGGCGGAGAAGTACGCGCCGGCGATCGAGCGCTACGCTGCAGCTCACAAGCTCAGTCTGCTGCAGACGGTTTCGGCCATGACGAATCAGTCGAATGCGCAGTGGGCGCTCTACACATTGCTTGTCAAGAGGCCCCAGTTCGAGCGCGATCGCAAGCTCATCGAGAGTGGCGGCAACAGCTACGACACGTACCAGAAGCTGCTGCAAACCAATCCGCAGCTCGCCGAGCAGGCGTTGCACAATCAGTGGCAGAACATCCTGGCCACCATCGGCTTCAAGATCCTGCCGCGGCTGATTCCGTACATGATCAAGTTCGCCGACACGCTAGACAACGTGTCGCAATGGATGCAGGACCACCCGGACCTGACAAATGGGATTGTCTTCGGGCTGGGCGGCGTGGCGATCGCCTTCTCCGTGCTGGGTAAGGTGCTGATGACCGCCGGACTCATCAAGTTCCTAGGCATCGGCCCGATAATCGCCCGCGCATTGATCCCACTGGGCGTGGTCGGCGGCGTGATTGCTCTCATCGGGTTTGCCGCCTACGAGCTCTGGAAGCATTGGGATGTCATCGGGCCGAAGCTCAAGGCGGCCTGGGAGGCTATTCGATCGGGTGTCAGTGGGCTGCTCGATTGGATGCAGCAGAAGTGGGAATGGTTGACGAACCTTATGCATCCCAAGCAGCGCAGCGGCGCGACCGGACAGTGGGGAGGTGGCGCCACGGGAAGCTGGGATACACCTGGCTCGCCCAATCCGACCGGCCCATCGGCCTGGCCGAAACCCGATCCGCGCAACCCCATAATCTCGGTGAACAGTCCGGAGGCGAAACTCATTGATGCGTGGCTCAAATCCCTGCCTACGATGGCCGCGCGGGCCCCCATCAACGTTACCGTCGTCAACAAACTTGATCGCAATGGCCTGACGACGATGGTTACCCAGCAGCAGGCCAAGGCCTCCGCCGCGCCACAGACCGGACTGATGTCCTTCGATGGCACCCTGGCACCGTGGCCGGCGGGCGGGGGATTCTGATGATCGCCTCGAGCGCGCAGATAAACTACCCTCCAGCTGGATCCACTGTCAGGCAACCGCGTGGCGCGGTGAAGATCAACGGCAACAACGTGCCCGGGTGGATCGATTTCAGCGTCACCAACAATACCTATTTTGAGGCGGACACGTTCCGTGTGACCTATTCGGCAACCGCGCTCACCCAAATGGTTGCCCCGGATGCTTTGTACGACGCCACATGGTTCTCCGAGATCGCGACTGACACTTTCGTAGAGATCCTGGCGGCCGTTCGCGTATCGAATCCCGACAAACCCGATCCGAGCGAAATGAGCTCGCTCATCTATGGCCGGGTCGATGACATCGAGTACAACCCGAAGCTGCGCACGATAACGCTCACCGGGCGCGATCTGACGGGTGCTCTCATCGATGCCAAGTTGCCGCGGGACTATACGAATCAGTCGGCGAGCTACATCGCGACCGACCTCGCCAGCCAGCACAATCTGATACCTGTCGTCACGGCGACCACGGGCAGAGTTGGCACGACTCAACCTAACGGCGACGTCGAGCTCATCCAGACGCAGGGCAGCGACTGGGATCTGCTGGCGATGCTCGCGCGCCAGGCAGGATTCATCTGCTATGTAGAACAGCAGGGCCTATACTTTCAGCCCGAGAGCGGCGATCCAGATACGTACCAGATCACGTGGACGCCGCCGACCAAGGACGTGGACTATCCGACCGCAAGCGTTGTCGATCTGACCTTCAGCCGCTCGCTCACCATCGTGAAGGGAGTCACGGTCAAGGCAATGAGCCCGGGGCACGCCAATAAGGCGTCTGTTACGCGCTACTACCCAACGGCGCCGAAAGCGATCACGCCGGGAAAGGCGACCGCCTACGGACCGACGACGCTCTACACCTACTGGCTGCCAGCGGACATGTCGACTGTTGCGGTGGAAAACTTCGCGATCAACCAATACAAGCTCATCACCTCGCACGCGATGAAATTGACTGCGAGGCTTCCGGCCGATGGGGTGCTCGCACCTCGCGGCGTGATCATAAACGTGAACGGCACCGGCACCGCCTACGATCAGACTTACTACCCGCGCAGCGTCACCAGGACACTGAGTGTCGAGGAAGGCTACGCGATGACGGTGGAGGCGCAGAACTTCACTCCCAACCTCGCCGTCGAATCCTCGGACGTGGGTGCTGCGTGAGAGCTGTCTTAGACAATGCCATGCGCCTGCAGGCGCTGCGCGCCGCGGCGCATACCGTGGTCAGCCGGATCGGGCTCGTCACAAACTACGATCCGACGCGGTACATGGCCAAGGTTGCATTGCAGCCGGACGGCAGCCCCACAGGCTGGTTGCCAATTGATTCGAATTGGGTTGGGAACGGTTGGGGCATGTACTGCCCGCCATCAATTAACGAGATGGTCACCGTCGTCTTCATCGATGGCAAGCTCAACACTGGGTACGTGCAGGCCAGGCACTACAACAACCAAGACCGGCCCCTGACGGTGCCGTCGGGCGAGTTCTGGCTGGTACATGTGAATGGGCAGTTCCTGAAGCTCACCAACGACGGCAAGCTCACCGTGTCGGACGGCCAGGGGGCCAGCGTCGTACTCAACGGCGACGGCACGATCACATCGGCCGCCAATACTTGGAATCACACCGGCGACATAAACGTCATCGGAGCGCTGGACGTGAGCCAGAACGTCACCTGCGCGGACCTTGTCACCGATGTGATGAGCAGCGCGAACGCGCATGACCACGGTGGCGTCATGCCTGGCGACGGCAATACCGGAGGGCCAACCGGATGAGCGCCAGCCTCAGGAGAGGACATCAAGCCGTGAAACCGACGGGAAAGCAGCGTGGAGCTGCGACAGCTCGCCGAACGTCCAAGGCAGGAGAGATTGCGCGCAGCAGCCCAGCGGCGCGCGCCGGAGCAATCAGCGCCGGTGAACATAGTGCGCAATCGGATCTACCGACATCTGCGCCGGCGGTCGCCGCATCGCAACCAGCGCGGGCGATAGCCACCTTTGCCGCGCCGGTTGAGGCGCTCGAGAAGGCGAAGGCATTTGCCCGCGCCGAAATGACAATAAAATCTAGCGACAACGCTGCGTTAGTAGTGAGGCCGTTCGCCAAGGGGTCGTTCGGTGAACAGAATTTATGGGCGCTGAGCGAGGGGCTGAAGGATTCCATAGCGCAGGTCCATGCCGGAGATATGCGGCAGTGTGAGGCGATGCTGATGGGCCAGGCGGTAGCCCTCCAATCAATTTTCACCAATATGGCCCAGCGCGTACTGAATCAGGAATTTCTGCAACGCAGTGAACGATTATTTTCGATGGCGATGAAGGCGCAGAATCAGTGCCGCATGACGCTCGAAACTCTGAACGAGCTGAAACATCCCCGCCAGTCAACCTTCGTGCGCGCAGGCCAGGCCAACATCGCCACCGGCCCGCAGCAAGTGAACAACGGGCCCGCGACCGACGAACCCACGCGCGCGCGCGCGCGGGAAATCGAAAGCGAGCCAAGCAAACTATTGGAGCAGCAGAATGCGGAGCGGTTGGAGTGCGGAACGGCGGGCTCGACAGGCAGCGCTGATTCACCGGTGGCGGCCGTGGCTTCGATCAACCGGACCGGTGACGGCCAAGGGTAAGACGCGGGTGTCCAGGAACGCGTACAAGGGCGGCGATCGGCCATTCATGCGTCGATTGGCCGGGCTGCTGCGCGATCAGAGGCAAGCGCTGGGCCGTGTCGGCTACGAGGCATGAGGACGGTGGCAATTGGTAGTATTCCGGACACGCTCGCGACATGAGCGCCTGCCCGCAATGTCGCAGAGAATTCGAACCGCGTCGGCCGCACCAGGTGTATTGCAGAAAGCGCTGCCGGATGGCGCACTACGCCGTGACCCGAGGTGACGGAGCGCTCCGTGGGACCGTGAGATCGGTCAAGGTGTGCAGCCAGGGCGATGCATCGGTCACGCTCCGTTTTTCGGCCACGGACCGCGACAACGCGTTATTGGTCATGCCAGGCATGGTGGTCGAGATATTCCGGCAGATTGAACTGGAGGCGGTGGTGCGCGGGCGCACACCGGCCGTGCGCGCGGCTTCAACTCGCTCTCAATCGGCCGGCGCCCTATTTTGCAAAACAAACCCCATGGAAGAGGTCTATCTGCCGGCCGCGATGGCGCGATAGACGCATTTTGCGAAACAACCCCATGGAAGGCCCTGTCAAGCCGCTAAGGCAGCGCCTACGGCGAGATCGACGTGATAGCGCCCGCGGGAGCGGGGCGCGGCGGAGGAGCATAATTGACCGTGGTGGTGGCACATCAGGCAGCGGTCCCATTTGCCAAACTTCCGTGACTAGCAAAGGCTACGGCCTTTGTCGTAGGAATATATAGGGTAAAAGCCGACTGTGCCGAGGCGACGTACTGTGCCGAGGTGTTGTGCCATCACTTCTAACTCGCCCAGGCCTCTGGGAAAACCAACCCCATGGAGGACGGTGCAGAGCAAGCTGACGGGGTGCGCGCTGCGCTGGAGGGTAATCAAAGGAAGGGTGTTGGGAGAACGATATGTGGGTCAGGCCACCGGCGAAGGACATTGAGGCAGTTCAGAAGATTCTCGGGGAGCCGATCGCAGTCGGATTGACCGATCGCGCCTGGCGCGCCCGCACACAGCTGCTCGTTGTGTCTCTTGTCGCGATTGGCGTCGTGTGGTTCAAATTGCGCGTCGACACGCAGGCGACGGTATTCGGATTCAGCCTGACCGGGCTCACCGATCGTGCTGTGCACGACGCTCTGGGCCTCGCCGTCGCTTATCTGCTTGTCCATTTCATCTGGATGGCATGGGAGAGCTTCGCCGAATGGCGACTGCGGCTCACAGGGACTCGCGTCGCCTTCGTTACTGCTGGCATTTTCGGGAATGAGGAAGCTGACTATCCGCGCGATCCCCGGCAATCGACGCTGGCGAATTGGTGGGGCCAGTCGGCGCCGCGTGTCGGGAACCTTTCCAAGGGAGTTGGGCCTCTGATCGATATGCTTGCTGCGCAAGAAGCCGCTATTCGCGAAGCGTGCCTGACCGGCAATCCGATCAATGTAGACAATGCCACTGCACTACTGGGCCAAGTAAGACAGGCCGCGAATGAGCTGAAGGGGGCAATCGAGAGCATGGGAAAAACCCTGCGGTCACTTCGAATCCCAGCCAGCTTGGATAGATTCGACCAGGCATATCGCCATTTTCTAACCAGCCAGAACGTCCGGTGGCTTCTACTCGATGCGTTGTTGCCGATTGGCATGGCCATCCTTGCCCTGATCCTGCTTTGGCCACTCTGTTAATAAGACTCAATGAGCGTCAAGAGGCATTTACAAAGGCTGATTGCTGGTCTAAAGTTGTCCCCATACAGATCGGGGACGCTCAAAATGACAGCAGCAATCGGATATGTACGGGTCAGCACTTCAGCCCAGGGTCGGTCCGGGCTCGGGCTGGAAGCACAGCGGGCAGCGATCGCCCGGTTTGCCGAAGCCGAAGGCCTCGATATCACCCAGGTCTACGAAGAGATCGAGACGGGATCGGGTTCGGATGCAATGGACCGTCGCCCGCAGCTCGCCGCCGCCCTCAAAGCAGCACGCCAGACAAAGTCCCCTGTCATGGTCGCCAAGCTCGATCGCCTCTCGAGGGACGTGCATTTCATCTCCGGATTGATGACGCACCGGGTCGAGTTCGTAGTTGCCGACCTCGGCCGCCAACCGGATCCGTTCGTGCTCCACCTCTACGCAGCCTTGGCAGAGAAGGAGCGTGGAATGATCTCCGCCCGCACGAAGGCCGGGCTGGCTGCGGCGAAAGCGCGGGGTACGAAGCTCGGCATGTCAGCTCGGAATAAGAGCCAGGTGCGGCAGATCGCAGCCAGTGGTGCCAAAGCCAACCAGATGGCCGCCATGGAGCGCATCAAGGCGCTGCAACCGCAGATCGAGTTCGCGCTCAAGGGCGGTGCATCGCTGCGTCAGGCGGCCGAAGCTCTCAACGCGCGGGGTATCGAATCCCCTGGCGGCGGCCGGTGGCATGCGCCGTCGCTGCTGAAGGCTGCCAGGCGCCTCGGCCTCAGATAGGCCGCAGATGACCTAAACATAATTCGATCGATGCTATTAAAATGTGCGCAACCTCTTGAAAATGCGGCAAGATCTACCCATTAAGGTACTATCAGATAGACTATAAAGTGCCATGGCTAAAGGAATCTCATCGCGGCAAGTCGTCGCCATCCCGCTCAATCGACCGGGAGAGGGGCCCACTGTCGATTTGATCCAGAACCGTACGGTTCACGTCAATGGTCAGACGGTGCAGGCGCTTGCCATCGACATGAGATCGGCGCCCGTGCCGGAACGGAAATATTTAGCTGAGACCTGCGATGTTAGGTACAAGCCTAGCGCCGTGACCTTTCTGTTCGGGCAGGAGCGCATCGGGAAAGGCGAGCTGCGATCGTTATTAATTATCCAAATGAGCCCCAGCTGCGTAAGGCGCTTTCTTTCTTCGCTGGATGGGATGAATCAGCCATTCGATCAAGCGGCAAAGATTGCGGGAATCAATGCCCAGGCTGGTATAAAAATTGCCGAGGAGCCGACTCAAACCGTCGCTCTCAGCGCGAGCATGGTTATGAGCGCAATGTCAAACGATGAGGCATGCCTTGATTTTTTCCGGGCTTCGCCATTCGCAATGATGTCTGCTGCGCACTCGAAAAAACTCGCGGTCGATCCTGTTGTACGTGTCGACCTGCCGAGTTCGTTGATGCTGGATCTTCTCGAAAAGCTTCGGCAGATCGCGCCACAGCTACCAAAGTCCACACTACCCGCGGAAGACGCGGAGATTACAAATGAACATGATTGACTTCGAGGCCTTCGACATCGGAGCCTGGACCGTTGAAGGTCTCACGCGGCACGTCAAGGCCATAACGCAGTGGGTCACCAAAAAGCGTGACAGGAACTGGCCAGCTCAGTTGACCTTGGCGAGCACGCTCCTGGTAAGCGCAGGCGCATCCATCATCGACGCTACCACGGCGACTGCGGCATCGGGGGCACCTCCAATAGCGTCCGGGCGCGCAATCGCCCAGCTTTTGCAGCAGCCCATTGGCCGAGATTTGATCGTTGGTTCCCCCTATCAATTCTGGACGGATCTCGCTGGCGAGATGCGCTCGTGGAAGCCGATTGAAGAGGCGGGGGATCCGGAGATTCCGCCCTTCATCTAACGTGACCGGCTGGTATGCGGCCGCGCTTCGCGCGGATATCAGCCAGGGCGACGTGTTCTCCGGTGTGCCATTCAGCACACCCAAGGAACCACTGACTCATCTCACAAAGGGTTCGGCGAAAAACGTCAGCGTCATGTGGATCCCATCGGAAGGAGGCGACGTCGGTGTGACGCAGCCCAAGCACTGCCTAGCTCACTATCGAATGGGCCACGGTATCGTGGTCTCGCATGACTGCGCGATCGATAAGCCGAATAGAACCACGCGATTCCTTTTTGCACCGCTCAGTCCACTGGAAGCGCTTGACCCCAAGGTCCAAGATCAGGTGCGCAACCAAGCTCATCTTGCATACATGTACCTACCAGCGATCGGGGAGATTCCGGAGTCGTGTGTTGACCTGCGCTTTATCTGTCCGCTAGCGCGTGATTTTGTCGATTCGTTTAAGCGCGTTGCCTCGCTTTCCGATGAGGGTCGCGAGCGGCTGCAGACCGCAATCGTCGCTTTCTTTGTAACGCGGGATCGAACCCAAAAGAAAGATGTCGAAACGCCGATGAACTGAAGCGAATCGGACTGGCTTAAAAAACGTCGTACAGCTTGCTGCACCGCGGACTACTGGATAGATGGTCGGCCGACCACCCCGCTACGGTCGAGCATGGTTCGCCGCAACGTCTTCGACCCCCTGGAGCCGACCAGCGAGCCGCGCTGGTACGTGGTGCGCGGCGCGCGCAGCGCATTACTTGAAGCTCGAGCCCTTTATGCTCTCCTATTCCTCTCAGGCAGGTTGCGTCGAGTTATCTGACCCGAACTGCAATTTCGTCGCGGTGACGCCATTTCGGCCCGCCGCCTTGCGTTGATATAGTGCTTGATCGGCAGCACTGAGCAGGCGTTCGGCAAGCCTCTTGGCGTCTTTAGGTGCACCCCAGAGCGAAGCCAGTCCGAAGCTCGCTGTGAGACTCACCTGCATCCCGTCGCCGACAAACGGTGTGCTCGAAACCGCGTCGCGCATCTTGCGACAGATATCGAGCGCCCGGTCAATGGCCGTCTCCGGAAAGACTACCGCGAATTCATCCCCGCCTACGCGCGCCATCCAATCCGAACCTCGGTGCAAGCACTGCTGCATCCGCTGCGCACATTCCCGCAGGATCATATCTCCGGCGGCATGGCCGTACTCGTCGTTGGCGCGCTTGAAGTGGTCTATGTCACACATCGCGACCGAAACGGCATGCCCATAGCGCGCCGCGCGAGAAATCTCTCGGGGATAGTGTTTCGCGTAGAATCGACGGTTGGCGACTCCTGTTAACTGGTCCGTCGTCGCCAGACGGTGGCCGACAATGAACGTAGCGCGCAGCGCGGACTCCAGGTCACTCATCCGCCGCGCCGCCGAGAATCGCGCCTGAAGGAGCATGTCAGGCGCTTTGCCGCTAAGGCACTCATCTGCGCCGCAGCTAAGCGCCGCTTCGAGTTCTCCGTCGAGACCGCTGGTGATCTGAATAATCTGCAACACCCGCGATGTTCCGAGTGCGCGTAAGCTCCGTACAAACTCAAGACGATCAGTCACCGCCAAAGTGTGGTGGTGAGATGCCAAGGCGTCGATAGCTCGATCCTTGGTAGGTGCGATCGTAACCTCAAAGCCCGCCTCTTGGAGCGCGAGACGGAGTCGTTCACAAAGCTCTGCATCAACGATCAATAAGGCCTTTGAAGGGGGCTGTACGCGGAGCATGACCGACACGGTCGCCGCGATGTCTTCCTCGCCGTTGGCTGGTTGGGAGACAGGGTCACGGTGTCTCAAAATCTGCCGCACGAGCTGCGTCGGCGATTCACGACTGCCGGTGTCGCAGCTTACGTCGCGTGACTCCATCGCTCTTTGCCTAGTAGAAGTCATCTCGCACCTTGTAGGCCTCACCGCAACGCCGCCGAAAACAGGGTTCCCAATGCTCGCGCGGCGGTTGTATTTGCAGCGTGAGTGACAACGCGCTCTTTGAGTGTTCTATGAGACCTACGTCACAAAGTCGTGGTCCGCGAGTCGTCGAGTTTTAGGATTTGTGGGAACGCCGGAAAGTTCTTAGATGCGACTTCCACGTCCGGAATAATTGAGCGCAATCGGGAGCTTGCCCCCGCAATGCGTCAACAACGTTTTCACAGTTCCATATTTGGCCGCGGCGCACATTATCAAAAGCGGGCGCGATCTCAACTGTGACCCGATTTCCACATCCGATCTCAGCTGCCACCGGCAGCAGCTTGGACGCAAGTCTGAATCCTGGTCAGTTACCGGGCTATGGCGCGGCACACCTAACCGAGAGCCCGGGGCATCACGACTAAGCCGTCGGGGCTTGGGTTGAGGCTATTTCCTCCGGTTGTATGCCGCGATGCCGATCCCGGCCATGCCGTAAGCGCTCGATCGAATCAGCCGGGAGGCAGAGCATTCCTGACACATGGCGGGCCCTGGTACTATGGGCCACGATATATGCATACCTGTATTCAACCGCCTGGCATGGACTTGCGTCGGGGGAGGCGGCGCTCGGCAAACTCTGCTCCTGCGGGGTCCTCGAGCTGCAGCGAGCGCTGCGTGATCGTGTTGCTCTCAGCTCTGAGCATCTCTTCGAGCTTGTCTTTAGCGACCGGGCGACTGAAGAGATACCCTTGCATTTGATCGCACCGCAACAGCCGTAGCAGTTTTCGCTGCTCATCAGTCTCGACGCCCTCCGCCACAACATTGAGGTCAAGCCCGTGAGCGAGCGCGATGATGCTAGAGACTATTGCCATGTCATCGGCATCGTCGGTCATGGCGATGACGAACGAGCGATCGATCTTCAGCGTGTCTATCGGCAGGTGCGCCAGGTATCGCAGGGAAGAGTATCCGGTGCCGAAGTCATCAATGGCCACTCCCACGCCCATGCAGCGGGTCTTGTGCAGCTTTCCGATGACCTCTTCCGTCTTCTCCAGCAGGACACCTTCGGTAATCTCTATGTCCAAGGGACTGCGCCTTGGCCCCTCGGTGCCCAACGCGTGCTCGAGCTGTCCAATGAAGCCTGGGTTGCGCAGCTGGTGAGGGGAGACATTCACGGCAATGGTAGGCACAGTCAGCCCCTTCGATTTCCAGTCACGATAATCGCTTATCGCCTGTTGCATCACCCAGCTGCCCACCTCAACGATCAGCCCACTTTCTTCCAGCAGCGGGATAAAGCGCGCTGGCGGAATGATTCCCTTTCCGGGGCAATTCCAACGGATGAGAGCTTCCAGCCCCATGATACGGCTCGTCCGCACATCCACTTTGGGCTGGTAATGCAGTACGAATTGGCCAACATCAAGAGCACAGCGCAACGCTGCGATTGCCTTTTTTCGGGGCGCGTCGCCGCGCGTGAAGTCGTTGAGACGTCTGCGCAATTCCAGCTGCGCCATGACATGGCGACTTAGAATCTGCAGGGCGGCCTGCTGCTCCGGGGTGATGTGACGAGGGACATAGTCAATGACGCACAGCGTGCCGAGCGCGTCGCCTCCAGAGGTAATCAGTGGGGCGCCGGCGTAAAAGCGGATTTTCGGTCCGCCAGTGACTAGAGGATTGCCGCTAAAGCGCTCGTCCTCGAAGGCATTCGGAATCACGAAAACATCAGTGCCGCCGATGGCGTGAGCACAAAATGCCACGTCGCGCGGGGTCTCGGACACCTCCAGACCGACTTTGGCCTTGAACCATTGACGATTGCCATCAACAAGGCTGACCAAGCCTATCGGCGTGCCTACGATCGAAGCCGCCAATCGCGCAAACTCGTCGAATACTTCTTCCGCAGGCGTATCTAGGATGTCATAGGAATGCAGCGCGAGCAGCCGCGCGTGTTCCTTATCGGGAACCGCAGTCGCACCCCTTATGGGGCTGGGTGCGACGCCAGGGGGTAGGTTCGTTTCCAAGGTCCAACTTTAACGGCCCTGGTATTCCCGTCCCCGACGCGGATCACAGTTTATTTCGATCTAGCTGGCCGCCTACACGGCCGCGTGCTGCACAGCCGCATTGCCGTCATCAGCGGATAACGCCTTGAGAAGCCGGCACAGAAAGCCCACCGACGGGCACGACCAATAGCGCGTAAACGGGACTGCGTTAGCACCGCGATGGCTATAGTCACCCTGCCGTCTCGTACGGCGGAGCAGGCCGATTTCGCATCACGAATAAAATTGCCTCGAGTTCTTCCGGCTTGAACTTACCGTCCAACACCACTTCGTTGGAATAGATAGTGCCGATGAATGAACGGGTTTGCTGTATGAGCTTCAGCGCCTGCTCCAGAGTCATGAGATCCTCCTGCCGAGGTCGTCGCGCACGTTGGCCCGACGGCGGCTACAACCACAATTTCCGGCGCAAGGACACGGCCTATCCCGACGCCATCCATGGGAGGGCGTCACGATGTCAGAAGTAATCGAGTATATGCGGGTCAGCACCCGCGCAGCGTCGGGAGATCGAATCGTTTTCACTGAAATGGATCAATGAGGGCTGGCCAGCTCGCCGCGCATCCTCGCGATCGCCTCACGGTTGCTTGGGGCCTGTCCGGTGAACGAACCATGCAGTTGCCCCGTGAGCTCGACTGCCAACCGTGCTGCATCAGATCCAGGAGGGGCGCGTTCGCTGATCTTTGTCACCAGCCTCTCCGCTTCGTTGGCGGCCCCTACGTCGTCCAGCGGGCCCAAATTGAGGAACTTGCGCAGCTGCTCGCACGACGTTTGAACGGATTCTGGCTGGTTCATCGGCATTCTCCTCACTCAATGCGGAGCGGACCGCGTAACGTGGCACAATCGGGAAGCGGCCCCGGCCGGTGGTGGTACACCGAGCGGGACCTGGCCAGGGCAATCGATGGAGGAGTGCCATGGGTAGCACCATTCTAGGCTTACAGGCGAGGCCGGCCGAAAAGCTCCTAAATGATTCCTTTCTGGCGATGATCCGCAACGCCGATGAGATTCGGCAATTTCTGAGTACACCGCGGGAATCAGGGAAAGAGCCATCGCACAAAAAGTTCTACCACGCCCCATCTCGAATGGCGAGCTATGTCGCGGTTACTGGCGACCGTTGGATTTGCCTGACCGTCTCAAACGTCACGGCCGATCAGGCCGATAAGATCGAAAGCTGCTTGAAGATGAATAAGAATGCAAGGTGGTCTCTGCCGCCCTTTCAGGATATCGTCGAGGACGTCCTGGGCGAGTCGGTCAATCCAGAGCACCCGAAGGGCAGCTACATCGCCAAGTGGTGGACGGGACCGCCTTGATCGCTTCGCCAGGTCGCGCATGGCGGCCGCAGGCGCCGCCCCTAGGTGATCAGGCGAATCAGCCCGCGCGGACCATGACGTTTTTGTCGTATGTGACCCACGGGCCCCAGCGCCCAGAGTCAAGCACGGCTCGGGCGGCCTCACGATAACTGAAACTCCCGATTTCCTCCGCACCGAACCGGGTTGCATATTCCTCGGCGCAGAAGGTCTCGTTCTGAACCGCGTCATATACCCAGCCGTCGCGCTTGAGCCATGCATGCCCGTAGCAGATGTCGAACTCGGCCGAGTAGAGGGTGCCGTGCACAAGCGTCCATGTCGGGTCATCGATCTGATAGCGTCCCGATAGTTCGAAGCAACGCCCGGCACGGTTGCGCGGGCGAAGCCTCGAGTTTGGCCGCGGCGTCATTCGCGTTCTATCGTCTGCCCGGATCGCTGATGCAGGCAATAGTCCATCTTGCTCAGTTCGCGCCGGAAGGCGGTGACGAACAGCGGCAGTGCGTCCTCACAGCCCAACCTGCCGCAACCTGGCTGCCTGCACGCTGCGCTGAAGGCCTTGGCGACCGTGTACGCTGCGACCGCCTCGGCCGCCTTCCAGTAAGCCTTGATTGCCGCCTTGCGCTCGGCGCCATCGAGCGGGGCGTCGGGATCGCGGAACGGAATGATGTTGCTCATGCCCGCTTCTCGGCTAGGGCTTGCCGCTGCACCAGGGCTGCTATGTGGACTCCCATGGCCGACAGCACGGCGGTCGCGCGCAAGGTGTCGGGCAGGTTCGCGGGCAGCGGAAGCCCATGCTTTACCCAATACATGAGACACCCAATCCGCACGCTTAGGACGGGAACCAACGTTTCTGCCGGAAGCGCGTCAGCCTCCTCGGCGATCTCCTCGAGCATTTGCGCGCAGGCGGCCGAGTCAGGAGCCGCGGCGAAGTCCAGGCCGAGAGCAACCGCTGACACAATCGCACGGACGCGAGTCACCTCCGCCGATTTGGCGCGCCATCGTTCGCCCTCCTTGCGCTCCGCCATTACCGCGTCGGCCCCGGGCAGGCTGCGCATGCGGCACTCCGGCTTAGAGCGGATGAGCCGAATGCATGGGATTTGTTTCCCCCGCGTATGCCTCCAGTACCGTTCAATCCGGAATTCATCACCATCACAGTCCCGACGCTTGCTTGGCCCGGGCGCGAGCATTTCAGGGGCAGCCACGCCAGCGGCAATCAAGTCGCGCGCCGGCCCGCAATATCTGATTCCGTCTCCCCAGTCTGCGACGCTGATGGTTGGAAAGCCCTTCAGGGGCCCTTGTATTCCCCTCAT